GGTAAACTCAACGATTGTACCCCCTTTTGTTGTGACCGTGTCAATGTCCGCCACCAATCGTGGCGCCTCGTCAAAAACGCTTCTTGCTCGTGGCTGCTGTGCCAGTAGTTCCGCTGTTCTCACCGCTTCAGTCGAACGATACCCAAACGCCGACAGCAGCACAGGCGACAGCAAGAGCAGGAGCTTGCTGCAGTGTTGCAGCCCGGCAAACGTGGCCCATGCTCGCCAGTGCCACAGGATGGCACCCGTTGCAAAACAGATCCATGCGGCTACTAATACGTGCAGAAACTCCTGCCAAATCACGCCGCTCATTGAATTAAACTCCACGCATAAAATGTACTTACAATGAATATCCCCCACGCTATTGCAGCGACGATCCAAAGCAAGTATGGGCCAATGTGTTTCATCACGAGTTCTGCAATCCGGACAACGGACGCGACGCTCTTTTTATTTAGTTTGATGCTGCGATTGTTCTGCCATTCAAACGCACCATCGCCGTCGTCCTGATCTTCTGCTGTCTCTTCATCCGTCATCGTTCAGCCCCGATAGAACCTGCGGCGGATTGTAATCAAACGCAGATCCGCAAACCAAAGCTGTCTACTGTTTCGGAATCTGGTTCTGGACCGCAGAAACAAGGCGGGGAAGACTACCACGACTGTATCCAGACTGCACAGCATAGGTTCCATTATTAAGCCGCCAGCGGAACGCTGGACGCAGATTCGGATCACCCGGGAATGTTTTTACGTACCGAACGTCAATCGGTTGCGTGCCAGCCTGCCGGAGATCTGCCTCGAACACCCGGCAAGCTCCGCAGTTTTCCATCGTGATCACCTCCAGCACTTTTCTGTCTGCTGCCTGAACAGCCGGGTTCTCCAATTCCGCCACCCGGCGTTCAAGATCAGCAACACGCTGATCCAGCGAAGATCCCGTTGCGCCCACATACGGATGCGGCTCATCCGCTTGCCCGGATTTCAGCCCTGAGAGAATCACATGTGCAAGAAATATCAGACAAAACAACAAGATCCCAAAAGTGTCCCAGTTCTTCAGAGTCAGTCTCGAACACAGCCTTCTCATACGTATCCTCCTCCAGTCTGAACCCTGTTGTATCGCTCCACCATCCGCGGCGGGATCAATGCGAACCCGCCAAACGGATCGCACTGTGCCCGCTGCAGACCCTCATACACGCCCTGCGGAATCAGGAAGTGACCGTACCCGTGACTGTTCCAGTCTGCCAGGAACCATTCACCATCAATGTATCGTGCCCAAATACACGTCGTAGCATGACCGCCGCCACGTGTTGGCACACGACTCATGATCCGCGTGCCGTCCGAGGCTGTCTTCCACGCAACATCCCACCATGTGCCGATATGCAAGCGACCACGCGCTGCAACCAATGCCAGAGCCTCGTCCCAACTGGGCATCGGTTGAACCTCTTCAACCCATGCCGATTCCGTTTTGATCCCACGAGCATACCGCTCGAACTCCGCCGCACTTCTGCAGTACCTGCTGTACGGCCAGTCTGCTTCCGTCGGAATCCCGGGCTCAACGCCCAGTTCAGGGATGCCGCGCGTCATCAGACGAACACCGGAGTGCATACTGCTCCCGGAATCCCGTCCCACGTAGCGTGGCCCCATGAGATACTCAGATGCGTTGTAGGCGAACATCTCAGAGAGCACGGGCATGACACCCGTGCTGCCCCATGTCGTCGACTCCACACCGTTCGCGGCAGCATTCCCCTGGCAGTCAGATCGCTGCTGACGCTCAACCTGCATCTGCGGCAACGGACTTCGCCGAAGATCCTGAAGAACATCCAGATACCCCGGTAAGTCCGCTGTGTTAACTCGCGAACTGACAGACAGCATGTTCGCCAGTTCTTCCCGTTCTTCATCAGTGGGCAAAAGCAAGCTGTTCTTCATTTCACATACCCCCTGATGTAGTCTGCGTGCCGCTGTGCAGACCAGTCATCGCCACCGAACTCAATTGCTTCGAGTTCCAGAATCTCACCAAATGCCCGCCGGCGGACTTCTGTGATCCCATCGCGAAACCAGTCTGCTGCTGCCGCTTCGGATGTAATCTCGCCTGAATCCAATTTGTCCGCCAACTGACGCTGAAGATCTCTCCAGCCCTGTTCGTAGGATTCAAACGCACGATCAACGTCGTCTTTCAGCGGAGGAGGAATCGGATCAATCAGATCCTCCCCGCGGCCTTCAGTAATCGTGATGTTCTGCCGAATCAACCCGGATGGATTACTGATCGGGATCAGCAGCAACTGACCGTCCCCGGTCGTTGTCCCGGTCAAACCGTATCCGAACTTCTTCTGCACCGAACGAAACTCTGGGCCATTCCCGCCGGCGAACCGAGAGAATAGCCCCTTGCCTTGTTCAAACGGAAGGACATCAACGATGCCATCCGGAAACGTGGCAATCAGTAACTGCTCGTCGCTTTCCACCAAGTAAATCTCGTCTTCCGAGAAACTGTCGATGATCTGATCAACAGGCTCCTCCTGCTGCTGAATCGGCCCAGCCGGACGAACCGGCAACGTGATCTCTTCAGATAACTGCTGTCCGATCACAAAGAACAGCAGTGAAAATGGTGCTGCGAACCTCATGGGAACCTCCAATCAACCACACAGTGCAGCAAGCTGCTTGTCGTCAGAATTCCGGATCTTCTCCAGCCCGGATGCAACCAGACGGCTCACACTCTCTTCCTCAACCCGGAACTGCTCCGGATCTGCAGGCCACCCGGTCTGACGCTCAACAGCCCTTGCTCTCTTCTCCTGCCGTCGCAGTTCGCGAGCCGCCTGTCGCTCCGCCACGCCCTGAGCAGTTCGCGAATTCGCAAAATTCTGCAGTCGCTGAGGGTCGTTGTTGATCTGCCGGCACTGGATCAACTTGTCGAACACAAGGGTGATCAGCGTGACGATTCCATCGACACCAATTCCCGTCCGTTTCCCATCAGACCCAACGCGGCAGATCGGCTCCGATGCCAGATTCAACCCGTCCACAGTCGTCCTTGCAAACGCCAAACGTGCAGCACTCATAATCGCCTCCATATCGGCCAAAGAAACAACGCCCAAATCCGACAGCCCAGCCACATCGCTGAGCATCTTAATCTGCCAACACCCGCTTCATACAGGTGATACTCGAAAATCGAATCAGCCTCACGGCGCTGATACTGCGTCGTAGACTCCTCACAATTCAAATCATGCACACACGATGCAAACTTGAACCGCTCGTCCATCGGATGGCCGACCACCATCCATAACGCCTGCGGAATACTGGCACCATCCCAACAGTACCCCTTCTGGATCGCGTACTCACGCACGAACCCTAACTGAGTCCTGACGTGCAGTGTGCAATCCTCCGTGAAACTGTACCAGAATCTGCCGTCTTCATCCTGAATCTGAACGACGGGCATCTGCTGTGCCGTTGTGACGTGTTGCATCAGACTGCTCCAAAAAGCCCTGCCGGCCAAAGAGGCGTTCCGCTGAGGTTCATAGCGGCAATGACCGGCAGGGTGGGGATGCTCAATCGCTTCCAGCAGGTGGGCTCAGCATGTAGACCACGCTCGCAAATCCTGTCGCACAACAGGAGCAAATCACGACATCTCTCACGCCTACCGATGGTGAAATCAATACGCTCATCGGAATTGCAAACCAGCAACTCAAACAGATCGGGCAATTCATTCCGTGCCTGATCCATTCCCTGCGCACACCATACGGTGACAGCAATTCCTTCAAACTCGCAGCCAAACCAAATGGACCGGGCAAGTTCGCCAATGTGAACGCCAACCCGTAACTACCCAGACAGACAGTGATCACTTCCAGAAAACTCATCGTCGACGCCCTCGCGAATAACTTTCTGCATGAATGAACGACTTGCTTCGGTGGCGGAATGCGACAGCACCGGCTGCTGTCCCCGTACACATCCTGACACCGCAATACAACTTCAGTGTAGGCAGATGTACCGCAGACCACAAAGAGTCATTGCTCACATCACCCGTCGCGATCTCATCCGCATCATAGTCCGAGTACTTGTGTGCAACCTGCAACCAGAGCCTCCTGTCGCCCGCTGTGACGCTTGTTCTGCCCGCACGTCCTTTCGATCGGATCATCCGCAAACGGACAGGCTGGCGACGCGTGGTGACTGCCTGAGTGCTGTCTTTGCGCAGGACGTATCCAGAGTTGAAGTCGATGAAGATCGTTTCCTTGCCCGGCTGCTGACTGACCAGATGAACCGCCGTGCGAAAGAACTCCGGATGCAATGACACGTCATCGTGCAGGTTCATTTCGATACGGGGAATCTGCCGGTAGTGCGAAATCCTGTTCTGCTCGAACACGGTACACCGGTGGAACCCGCGAAATGCTTCCAGACGCTCGCCCCACCTGGGATCCATCGGGCACATCTTCAGGACGAATAGCGTGTCATTCTTGTGGATCTGGCATTTCCTGAGTGACTCAATGAGTGTCTGACGCATGATCGCCAACCGGAATCGACTGATGTCATGCGACCAGTACTCGCAGTCGACGAATACAAGCATCTTCATCGGTACTGGAAATCCACTCGGTTGACCAGTCGCATCTGACGCTCAATCGCCCCCTGCATGGACAAACGGTCTTCCCAGTCCCGGGGCCGCTCGCCGTCCACGAACGGTTGCACCCTGCCTGCCCAGTTCTGCTTCAACTCACCAACGTGCATAACCTCGAACCCCGGGCGAACCTGCATCGTCGCCGGCCAGTGCTGAATCAACTCCTGATCGCCAGTCCCCGCCCACTCCAGATCTGAACGGAACAATCGAACCGGCGGGCAGTATTGCGAACTCCGGTTGAACATCAACGCGTAGCCGGCAAACGGCTCATCCGCAATCTGACGGACCCGACGCCAATGCCGCTCTTCCGGAACCTCACGCATCCTGCGGACGCTCCGCCGCCGAGGACAAAAGATTTTGTCATCCTGCAAACGGATTTGTGACCGCCACCCGATGGGGAAGAAAATGTCCGAATCAAGGAGAACTGTCCATCCGCCATGTGACACATAATCCAGCCCCTCCTGCATCGCCGCCCACTTGTTGAACGACGCCCCGTTTTCATAAAACGTCTCGGTCGTAATGCACTCCAGACGCAGATCCTTCACCACCTGCAGAGTCTCGTAATCTTCCGGATGCGTCACCACCAAGAACCTGTCGAACTGATCCCTGTTGACCACAGCAGTGTGCTGTAGCAGATCAGCGAAATCGACACACACCTGAACCGCCACGATCACAGTTTCACAACTCCTATTCCGCCCCAGCCGCAACCAACCGTCTTCTGATCAGTCTGGTATTGCGGCGTGATCTCCTTCCACAACCAATGCACGAATGAACCTGCTGCTTCGTGCCACGAACTCTGAGTGATATCATGAAACCAGATTCTGCGTGGATTCAGACTCCGCGCAAACTCCCAGTCCGCTTTCACCCCATTGTAACTGTGATCCCCGTCGATGAAGACGCCATCGAACGGACCCATGCCGCGGATCGTCTCTTGAATCGCCGGGTCAGTGCTGCTTCCAACAATCATCTGCGGAGCCACGTTCTCAGGCTGCGGAGAAATGTCCACCGACACGAACTCGACATGCGGGTGGGCCTGCTTCAGATAATACTCCAGACCGCCACTGTAGGATCCGATTACCAGCACTCGCCGCATGTGCGCGAACTGTGGCTTGAGCCATTCGAACTCTCGGAAGTGCTGCTGCATTTCAACAGGACCATGCTCAAAACTGATCTTCCGGGAATGTTCAGTGATCCGGTCATAAATGGAAGACAGGTTGTAACAAGAGCCAATGCTGATGTTGTCTCCGATGCTGCAGTAAGCCTGATACGCCGGAATGCAGTCGCCCGGCCATGCCTCAGTCCCACCATAACGTAACTGATACTCTGGCATTCGTCCGTTCTGCAAAAAGTCCTGCGTTCGAAACGTGTAAAACGTCCCGCTGTAATGCCACTTGTACTTCGGCATCAATGGACGCAAGCCAAATGTCCTCATTGATCCAAATGCAGAATACCCCTCCGATAACTTCTGAATTGCTTCGTCGATCCGAAATGTGACTGACTCATACATCAGACCTGTCCAGATATTGACCGCCTCGCTGCCAATTGTATGCTCTTGCTGGCCCTTGGCGTGTGCGTAGACAGTGACCGAATCCTGAGTCAGATCAAGCATACGCATCGCCGGTACTGCCGTCTGCAGTTCCCCAATGCGGTGACCACTGGCATTCGGCGCCCGAGCAATGTTCGATGTCTCAATCCATCTGATCTGCTCAAACGGCAACTCTGCCTTCACAGCTTCGGCTGAATCTGCGCCAGGCCCTGTGCTGACTCCGATAATGATCTGGCCGTCACACAGCGGGATCAATTCACGCAAACGCTCGACATGCCAAATCCACCCACCAACCCGAGGCCAGATGTGATACACCAGATTTACCTTCGGCCGCTGGGCAAATGGACGCGGCTTCACTTCAACAGACATGGCTTTCTTGTATAACCGATCGCGGCTGTTCTCACGCCCGTCCCGAACCAAACTGCCGATCCGGCGAGGTTTGGGGTTCTCCCTGCGTTCGATCGCCGCAGCGATCCGTTTGCCGAATTCAGTGCCCTCACGCAGATGCTGCTCCCAGATCTCCGGCAACGCCATTACGGAACCTCATAAATCTCAAAGCACACAGTGAAGGACGGTGATGGGATCGGATCCGTGCCGTCCAGGCAGCCAACAAAGCAGCCACCGAAAGTAGACCAGCAACCGGAAATCAAAAATGGATCGCAGGTTGTTGCTCCAGCAGTCTCTGTCAGGGTCTCAGCAGGACATGTCGTTTCAACGGGAACCATGCTGATTGTGTATTCGTTGTCGACATTCCGGCAGCAAAGAACAATGTCGTAGACGTAGGAGAACGTCGCGCCGTTGCAGTCCGTGCAAGACCCTGAGATCCTGCCTTGCCAGCAGTTCGTGCCACCGCTGATTGGTGTCTTGAATGTCAGCACACCCGTGTTGTTGAAGCAGGTGAAGTTGCCGTAACTGGATGTTGCAGTGACCGTGACGTTTAACTGCACCGGCAGTGGATTTTCGCAGTCTGTGTTCGGGACTTCTGCCAACTGACCATTTACAGTCTTCACAACCAAAGGAACGCAGCGATCTTCGCAGCAACCGCGGTTGCAGCAACAGTCAACAACCGCCCGCTTCTTTCGAACTCCCGGCAATCCTACTGTGGGCATGTGACTTCCCATCCTTCACAGTGCTTGCCTTCAATGATCAACCAATCGCACTTCGTCTGGATCACTTCGCCGTCGCAGCACTCCCAGTCAGACAGCGGGATCTGCAGCAGTTCATACTCTGCACTCATGATGGCGTAGTACTGCTCCTTGACCTCCATCCACTTCGGCTCTTCCGGAGTACTGTCCGGCGCTGGAACACTCTTGATGCAGTGATGGATCGGAAGCAACCGAACGTGACCGCCCTCCAGAATCGGCAGTCGTCTGGTGTCATGAGCATAGACGAATTCGCCCCTGCCGATCGGGCGAGTGCGATTCATCATCACACCGCCCAGCGGAGCACACGTCCCAGTGTATGCGTCGAGATCTTCCGGTCGCGTTTCCTCGCACAGATCGCAGTCGTCCTGCAGTTCCTGCTGCATGTCTTCGGAGCAGTAGTAATAATCCGCTGCCGGCGTATCATCGAAATCCGCCAGCTCGATCCGATACCACCCGTCACCCACGCAGCCGACATTCAGACCTTCCAGCACCTGCATACCGGTGGATGCAATGATTTCCAACCGCTCGCTCTCTTTGTTCAGAGCTGCATAGAACACTGTGCCCTTTTTGATATTTGTCGGAACTCCGGCGATCCACGATGCCACATCCCAGACACGAAACGGTGAGTACTCTTCCTCGCTTTCGTACAGACTCGTCGTCGTGTTCAAACGATAGAGAACTGCTGGTCCTGAAGGAACGAAGTCTGTCGTGTAAAGGTCAGTGTCGCCAACTCCTTCTTGGAAATCCTGAGTCGCAATGCACAACTGAACCTGCGGTCGTGGCATGTGCGAACTTTGTGGACCGCCCATGGAATTGACTGCAGCCATCCCGGGACCACGAGCAGCAGCCATCCTGCCGCGCAATGCCTCTCTCTGCACTGCGTTCAAATGTGCAGCACTTAATGGTTGACCGGGAATAAAGTCTGGCGTTCGAAACGTCATGGCGGGCAAACGCTTTCCATTTTGAACATCTTGTTGAAGTCTTTGAGTGGAAACATGTCTGTACCGCCCTGCACCTTCACACGTCGCCAATCGTCATCAACAGCGCCCATCACCTTGTCGTACAGCAAATGGTTGTGCCCAACGACCTGATCCAGTGCCGTAGTGATACGCTTGTGCTTGAATGTCAGAACCAATGTCGTGGTGTCCATTGGACCAAACATGTTCGTTCGTCGATTCTTGTCTTCAGCGTAATCAACAAACAGCAGTGTCTCTGGTTCGTACTGACAATCTGTTCCTTCTGCCGGCGTGTCACAGTTCTCCCCTGCAAGCAGTGACTGACTACATGGACATCTGTTGAACAGTGTTGGAACACTGCTATTCACCGTGTTGCGGAAACAGTTCAGATGAGTCTCCAGTTCGCACAGCCTTGCAACCGGAATGTTGTGCCACTCAACAGTCACCTCTGCGCTCGGGATGATCACAACAGCATGACTGTCTGGGCCAATCTGATCGTCTGGCGGTGTCTTGCCATCCCAAACAAGAGAACGACTGGGACGTGTAAACAGTTCGTATGATGCAACGCGGTCAATTCTAAATGCCGTCTCATTGAGCCACGGAATTGCACCTGTTGTCTCTGTGGTGGTGACTGCGTCAGTCCAAAGGCACTGCCACCACTGTTCCTGATATTCAACAACAACAACACACGTGCAACACGAATTGTTAATTGCTGTGGGGAGTTCATTGGGATCACTGGTTGCTGCCATCTTCCAGTGTCTTGATAATTGTTCAACATTCCCAATGTTTTTGACTGTGCCGGGGAGAATGGCAAAGTCATCATCCTCTCGAAACACATAGTCATTGTTGAAGCAGGCATCTGAAGGTGGTTCAACACGAAATCCAACAGCGCGCAATCGGAGTTGCTGTGGATACCTTGTTGTCCACTGGCTTGTACCAACATTATATGTATCGATCGGATATTCGACTGGTAATTCTGGCGTCTCAAAGGTTGCTGGCTTGTAAAACTTGCCCAATGCGCGAAGACCAAAGTCCTGCGCATACTGACATGGTAATATGAACTGGCGTTCTGCAGACGAAGTGAGCCCAGACACCGATGGCTGCATTTGTGGAGCAACCTCTTTAACGGCGTATGTGTAGCCAGTTCGCATGAGTTTTGCTGGCATTACTGTGAAATCCTTGATACCGGTGCTTCAAATTCCGGTTGCCACTGCTTGTCGATCCGGATCGGCTGCTTCTTTAGAACATCGGTCAACGTATCATTGAGGGCCGCTGTGAAATCCCTGACAAGATTTTCACTTGCAGTCTGCCTCAAGAACTCACGCTGCTGCTCCGCCGGACCGACCAAGCGTTTTGGCATCTGTGCAAACGCATCGAAACCAGCCAGCAATCCGCCAATCTGACCTCCGAACGCTCCGGCCAGCACACCGGGTATCTGCTGCCGTGGAGTCCTGCTCAATGCGATTTGCTGAAATACATCCACGCCGGCACCAGTCCGCACAGCATCCTGCGCTTGATTGATTTTGAACAACGCATCCTGCAATCGCTCGATCTCCTGTGTCAGATCTTGAATCGCAGAAGTGTTCTTATCCAATCCGGTTTCATCAAGTGACAGCGCTGCCTCCTGAATCGCTGTGGTGAAACGATCAAGATTGATCTGCTGACTCTCTCGGTTCTGTTTCTTTTCTCGCAGTTCAGCCAACCGCTCTTCGGCTCTTGTCAGCTTCTCGACGATGTCATTCTGGTCTCGCAGAATCTCATTCTCAACATTAAATGCTGCCTCACTGCTCAGTTTGTCTCTCAGCTCCTTCAGTCGATCTCCAGCAACACCAGTGCTCTCGTAGAACTTGATGGTGCTATCAATCAATGTTTGATACTGCCGAGCCAACTCGCCGACATCAAGCACCATCTGATCATACTCAGTGGCGGTGCCCTCCAGTTGCCCTCGCAAAACGGCTTGTGTTGCTGCAAGTTCTTTTGTTTTTCGATCAGCGGCATCAATTGCTGCGGTCAACTGCTCACCAACAAGAGACTCAAATTGTCTGGCCGGCTCGACCAATTTATTCAGTCGTTCTTCAAGTACTTTTGCTGACTCAGTTGCTTTATCAAACGTAATCTTGTCTGACTTTGTGAGTTCGGATGAAGTGGATTTAAGCCGTTCATTCAGTTTTGCAATGTCATCTCGGGTTTGCCGAATTGCATTGGCGTTAAGGATTCCATCCTGTGCATTCCGGTTGATGCTTACGACGCCCTGATTGATGATGTCTATCAGAGCTTGTATTTCTTTGAATCGACCAATCTGTGCTTCAGTTTGCCCTAGAATTCTCCTCACCTCTGACGGACTGAAGTCAACGCCGCCGAGACCAAGACCTGAATCTGCACGAAGACCTTCCGAAAAAGCACCTGTGTCGATTTTTCTCTGCAGGCTGTCAACTTGTTTCTGCACATCATCAGAAAACCGCTGTAAGTCACGCTGGAAAAGACGCGTCGCTGGAGCAGTCAGAAGATCTTCAACCTGTGCTCTTACCTCAAACACAATCTCTTCTGATCGCAGTCGCAATTCGTCAATACGCTCTAAGACGTCCCGAACTGACTCCATCTTCTGAAGATCTCGATTCAGTTCTTGTTCATCCAAAGAGACATTGATCTCCAAATCAATGTCTTCAAACTGACGTTTGATCCTGTCCGCCAAATCATTGAACCCGTACTCAATGTCGTTCAGCGTTTGCAACCATTCGATCATCGGCGGCAGGACTGTGATTGCCAGTGCAGCACCAATACCAGACACAGCCGGAATTACAGCCTCAGATGCTTTTTCGCTCAACTTAAACAATGCGCCAACGCGGGTCTGAATTGCTGGTATCCGCGATAGGTCGTTCAGCAGAAACGACACATTGTTCGACGCACCTCTCACCGCACCAGCAATTCCATTCAACTGATAACCAATTGCGGCATCTTCAAATGCCTGTCCCAACTGATACGCATTGTTGCTCAGCGTGTTGAATGAAACTCCAGCAGCACGAACCCTGTCAAACTGCCCTGTAAGGCGCATTTGATTAGAGACCACTTTTTTAAGAGCCTGTTCGTAATTGTCCCAACTTTCTGCTGTACCATTGATCCTTGCTCTCATTTCATCCAAATGCCGTATCGACATGCTCAAATCATTGTTGACCCCTTGGATTATTATGCGATCGTCTTTTGAAAGCACCCCCGGAGGAAAATCTTTGATACGGTCCTGAAGCGCAAGTCGTTCGTTCTCAAGATCAAACAATCTATCAAGTGCTTTTTTCTGTGTTTGCGACACCTGCTGCTGGGCGTCTCCGATCGACAAAACAGTAGCACGAATGTTTCGCAACTGAGCCAAATACGGCTCAATGGCACCAGCAGTCAAACCCGTGTCATCCATCTCGCGCATCTGCACGATCAATCGATCCAATTCGACCGATGAACTCTCCAGACTTTTCTTCAACTCTGGCGCACGCAAGTCTTTCAGTTCACGACGAACAATACTAATTTCAGACTTCAGGTTTCTCGCTTGCTTCTGGGCAGCAATCAAATTGCCCTCGACTGGCGTCGATGTTCCACCGCCGTCGGATGCGCGTTCCTGTATAGTTTCCAGAACGCGTCGCAGATCCAGCAACTGGTCAATTCGCTGCTCGATCTCAATTTCTGCGTTACCGTCCGACAGATTGATCTGCAGACGGCTTACTTCCTTGAAAGCCTCGCGAACGCCTTGCAAGTCAGTCAGCAAGCCGCCTGCACGCAATGAAGACAACTGCTTCTGCAATGTGCCGATGTCGTTCCCGACCTGCGCTCGCAAACTTTGAAATTCATCCTGGGCACGGCGTGCGGCTTCTTCTTCTGGACTCCTCTGTGCCGGTCCAGAGCCGCGGCGACCCTGATTACGGATGAAATCCTGTCGGCGGGCAAGTGCATTTGCCTGATTGCCAAGCTGATTAAATGCTCTGGTAGTTTCAGCGACAGTGTTCTGCAAGTGTTCCCGAATTGCCTCAAGATCACCTTCCTGTGGCAACACGCGAACGAACACATCAAGTAATGAATCGCCATCAGCCATAGCACACTGCTCCCAATGCTTGCAAAGCCTCGACGTATGTTAGCGACTTTGCCTCTTCCAGTGTGATCCCAGCTTCCCGGCTGACTGCTATCGCAATTGACAAGTACGGACACTCGTCAATTCTTTGCCCCCAAAACTGCTCTTCAACATTGGATGTCATGCTGACTGTTTTTGGCCCGTCTCCGCTGCTGCTTCGCTCTCGGGCGGGCCATCGGATTTTTTTGCCGCATTCCTTGTGTCTGCAATGCTCAGCGCTGCCTGGATCTGGTTCCGCTCATCTGCGGTAGCCTCCCTCCACAGCTTCAACGCATCATTGACACGCCGCTTCCAAGCATCAATCTCCAATCGCTTCGGGCGAATCTTATCTGCGTATGTCTGAGCCGAAGACTTCGCCGAACGCTCAGCAGCAGCGATCCCGCAGGCAATAGAGAACATCAAGCCCTCCAGCGAATCATCAAATCGCTGTTCCTCCTGCCGTGTCACTGAGGACGAGTACAAATGACACGTCGATACCGCGATTTCAACGAATGACGTGTAGTCACTCACGTTCATCTCAGTGGGAAGACCCCTGAGCAATGCCCAAGGGTCTTCGCGGCGACTCTTGATGTAATCAACCTTGTCCAGATAATCCTGCAGGACTCTCGGGACAATTCTGATTTTCCGATCGCCTACGGAAACTTCAGTAATCATCTGAACCTCATTTCAAAATGTCAGCCACCGCCACAAGCCCCTTGGTGTATCCACGATACAACTTCCCAACCGTAGTTGAACAGTGTGGCACCAGCCTGAGAAGCATTCATGTCAATCGGCTTGCTGGTGATGCGAACAATCGCCTCATAGTAAGTTCCTATTGGAACTCCCAGAGCAGCACCACCGCTCCAGATCTGATCACAATCAATTGCCCATCGAAGTGTCACCAACTGATTGATGCAAAACTCTGGAGCAACGCCATCGTGACATGCGATTGACAGATTTCCTGTCGTGCTCACGGTGCCGCACAGCGACAGTTCGCGGCCAAAAGAATCGCTCGTCACAAGTTTTGGTGTACTGGCAGTCTCACTGAATGCCATCTGTGTCACATGTGGTATCTTGTCCCACGTGCTGTTCGCATAAAGCAGCACACACATTCCCTGTGAGCAGCAAAGAGTTCCAGCAGCAAATGGCATCGTGTTCTCTCCTTATATGCCAGTCATCGTACCAGTCAAAGTGACTGACACCTGCAGCGCGTCTCTCCGTGAAACTCGCTGCAAATTACCACGCGATCGTACACAAAAACAGCCGCATTCCCCAAGACTCAAACATCCCGGCTGAAATACAAACGACTGCAGCAAGCCCCGAAAGACCTCCGCCTCAGCCGAATGCTCAACCTCAAAATAACCCGAGATGCTGACCCTGTGGACCTCTTCTACTGCGTCTGTCGTTACAACGCCCGATGTAACCGACGAAGAAATCACACAGTACCGACCGGAGTCGGAATTCTGCTTCACGCCATCGTAATACTCGTCCACCGCAATCGGATTGCCAGACAGACCTGTCAGTGCCTGCTTGAACGCATCAAACACACAGCACGGCATCACTCTGCCTCACAATACTCAGCAGCAATTACCACCACCGAACCAGAAAACACATCCACGTCCGGGAAGTCCTGAACCAGCAGCAACTCTGCGTGCTCACAACTGCGGGCATGATACTCAACAACCGAACCCAAACCAAAAACCAAATACTTTCGCATCCCCATGACGCCTTTCAAAATGGGACTCCATCAACCCTGGTGTTACGAAATGCACCAGACTTCATCTGCCGTCGTAAATTCGCACCAATTCGTATCCTGTACCTCTGATAAATCGGCTTGATCCACGGCCTCGGGTCAGTTCCCTGATCCGTGCGACCGCCAGACATCCGGTTGTCCCACCCGATCAGATAGTTCTGCGATCGCCTCGCTACATGCCCGTCACGCCGGAACCCAATATATCCACCGTCCGAGGAAATGTAATTCGCCAGAAAGTCCGTTTGCACCTTCGCAAAACCCGTCTCCGGGCGGTTGTTCTTCAACCCGGAATCCATCTCCTCATCGAACCTGTACCGCTCATCAGAACTTGCATACTTCGGACCGTTATACGCAATCGGAATGCCACCCTTCGGACTGTGCGGCTTCGCCCGCCGGCGTGTCAGGTACTGCCTGTAATTACCTGCTAACTCAACTGCACCAGCCGCGCAGAGTGCTCCCAATCGCTCCGACAATTCGAGCATAACCTCGTTTGTGTGATCTCTGAATTCAACCTCAACACGAAACATCGATCCGCTCAACCTGCAATGTGTATGGAACGAACCTGCCGTTGTCCGTGAACTGCAACACCCGATACCACTTCCCGCCGACCTTCAGCCGGTGCCGAGACTCCGGATGCTCGCCCACAGGCCATCGATCAATCGTCAACGATCGACTGATCTGCATCTCGATCGCCTCGTTGTCATACCCACGAGAGCCACCGTCCACTATCAGCCGGCCAAAACAACGATCCTCCAATTTGGCCTCGGTCTCCAGATCGCACGCCACATCACAGTTCTCAACGCCGTAAACAAACACCGGCTCGGTCAAACTGAAACACAACGCCACGTTCCTCGCCCATAACTGCCAGACGCAAAAGGACGTGACTGGCACAGCCCGGTAAACCTGCCAGTCGTCGCCCTCATACGTCACCACGGCAGAAGGACCGCTCTCAATGTCCGCTTCGTTCCTGCTGAATGTGAAGATCCTGTCCTGACCGTACACGCCCTGATCCGGACGCGCAAAGTCATTCGGCATCTGCTGAACAGACGCCTTCAACAGACTTGTCTGCACTCCGCAGTACTTGTGAACAATCGACTGCGGGTTGCAGTTGCCATTCAACCACAAGTCGCAATCACAATTCACGTCGCAGCAACTCATCGACGGTATCTCCGCCCTGAAACGATCCGACGCGTCGGTCGACAAGTCGTACCGCATGATACCTGCGAAATACACGGCGTCTGAACGAACTCATACAACTGATTCGCGGTGGTCTGCGATGCACAGTCCTTGTCGTCCCACATCTGCCGGTAAACATCCAACGCTGTACGCATCCCCTGAAGTTGTGCCGTCGTGTCGTGAGAAATGCCCGCTTCGCTCTTCTTGATCCCGGCGCAGCCCGGATCACTCGCCAGCTTCGCAGCCAAATCGCAAATCTTCGTTTCTAGCTCGGCACAACTCAGGCAGGATGCCATCACGTCACCTCAATGATGCTCGGATACCGCTCCGGATCCACAGACGAAGCCTGGAACAAATGCCGGTATGTCGGACCTGTCACCTCAGCCTCGGTCATCACTCGACACTCCGGAAACTCGTCTTCCGGATTCTCCGCTGCAGTCCGCCCACGAAAACTGAGTGAGCCCATGTAAGCCTGATGCAACTGCGGAGCACTCAAGTCACGACGAGCACGAACTACCTTCGGAGGACCGCCCTGCAACTTCACCAAATAATGCCGCAGCGGCTCAACCGGTGCAGCCGCCTTCCGAATCGAGGAGTCCCCCGACTTCTCACTGTCAGCCATCTGTTTTTCTCCACGCCCATGAAAAAACGGTGAGGCAAAATCGCCTCACCGTTTATCACCTGCTCAGGTGCATCTGTCAAGCAGTCATCACGGCGTCGGAGTACACATGAAGCCCCGCATCGGATCCTTCACGTAACTGTAACCCTTTGACAGACTGGTCCACTTCGCCACGATCCGCTTCTCCTGCATCTCACCACTGATGTTGATGCGAGTCACTTCCGGGCGAATCTGGTAAACCAGACCGATGAATGCGTTGATGTCAGATCCGAACCACATCCACTTCTCTGCTGCAGCACGAGTCACGCCGTAGCGAAGAACGATCCGATCAGCCAGACGCTGGTACGCCTGCAGTGTGACGTCCATGTTCGCAGCAACCGCATGGGTGCTGATGTACTTGTACGTCGTGCTGCCGCCGTCGCAACTGGTGCCGTCATGCTCGACCGCACCAGCACGAATCCGCGGATTGATCTCGTCACGCTTCTTCGGGCTGGTCAGAATCGTCAGGTTGTCAGTCGGAACTGTTACCGGACGACCGTGGAACAGATCGCGGAAGTCGTACAGATAATCCTTCACCGCCTGAAAATCACTCGGGCAGTTGATGTCGTTCCGCATCGCGTTGATCCACGGACCACCAGTCCCACTCGGGAACGGCGTGGTGACCGCAGCATCCGGACCGTAGAACGTCCCATACGCAGTGCCAGAACGATTGTAAGTCTGACGATACCCAATCAACGCATCCAGCAACTGATTCTCCCAGTGCTGGTTGTGCGCGTCAGCGAGCTTCGGAACCTGCTGGGCGAGATAACCGTTCGGATCCTCGCACAGAGCCTCGCGGGTGAACTCAAAACCGAGACCAACCTGAGACCCCTCCGGATGATCCATGAAGTCACTCGCAACACCGAATGACGGTGGTGCCTGCAACTCACGAACTTCCTCAACCGACGGATCACTGAAGATCCCCTTGTCACGGTAAGCCCGCTCGCACTCACCCTTCGTTTCCGCTGAAACGCGACCAAGCAACAGATACTCCTCTTTCGGAGTCTCGCGAAGGCCGAATCGAATCAACTTCTCAGCGAACTTCACGAACGTGCCCTTGGTCACCGTCGCTTCCAGAGCGTTCTGGCTCATCTGGCGAGCATTGCCACGCCAGTCAGCACCCAAGTCCTTCCGAAGACACTCAGTCAGGTCGAACTCGCTCCAGTGCATGTCGCCAGACTCAAGAATGCCATCAAACTCAGGCATCACTTCAGACTCGCCATGCTGCTCAACCGCATCCAGCAGCTTTCGCGTCACACCGCTGTTCGGACTCTTCAGTACCATCGCTTCATCTCCTGTTCTCGGGCTCATTCCCGATCAAATAACAAACGAAACCGAGATCAGACAAACTCGACCATGACGCGAGACTTCGCGTCCGGACCAGAATCTTCAACCGCCTTGAAAACCGCCAGATTGACATCCGCGGTCGGCGTCAACTTGTGTGCCAGAAGGGCGTTCGCCGACGGATCCTTCGAGAACGTGAACAGGTCACCCTGCTGATACGTGGCAGCAGTCTCTGCACCTGTCGCATCCGTCAGCAGGTAACTGCGGCGGAACAGCAGGTTCGGCTCAGGGCGAACGTAGGGAACCGTAGGCTCCTGACCAGCGATGCACGCGTCAGTCTCCACTTCCCCATACGCAACGCCGGCAAACGCAGCAATCGCGTCGCCACGAGTCGTGTCGAGGTCAGTGTTCCACGTGACATCCTCAACGAGACCAGCCTTCGTGACACCAGTCGTTGCCGTGTCTTTCGTCAGGAAGTCGCCCGGGCAGATCTCAATCGTCGGAACACCATCGCCGTCGACCGGCAGGGTCAGATGCTCAACATTGATGCCAGAACCGAGTCTTCCGTTCTGGTACTGGCAATCTTTGCACTGTGGCATGTTCTCTCTCTCCTTCTGCTGCTCTCAAACAGCAACGTATTCACAAAACAAGATCACCAATTCAGGACTTGATTCCCAGCTCGGCACGCAGGTTCAACTTCCCGCCACCAGCCCGCTTCTGATTACCCAAACGGGGAGCACCACTGTCCGGCTCTCCGCCACGGGCCAATTTCAACTCGCCGACAGCCGCAACAACCGACTCCAGCAACAGACGAATCGGCTCAGAATGCTCAGCAGGAATCGCAATAACCTGCTCAACCACCTTCTCAGACAATCCGCTCAACGGACTGTCCTTCAGCAGCGTATCAACCTGCTCGGTTACTTCCGCCAAGCGAGCCGCTGCAGCCTGCTCGGCCTTGATCTGAGCAAGTTCCGCCTGAGCTGCCTCCAGTGCCTGCTGCACCTTCGTCTGCTCAGCCGCAGCAGCATCATCCTGCCTCAACTGCTCCAGAATCTCAGGATGACTCTTCAGACCCTCAAGCAACTGCTCTGGTGTCAATTCTGCCACGTCTGTCTCCTCATGCTCAAAAACCCCATTCGTCGTCGCCGGATGGGTAACAATGTCCACTGATCGGATCGAATGGATCCCTTCAACCACGATGCGCCCGGCAGAATCCCGCTGGCGACCAACTTTCAAACTGGCGTTGATGCTCATCCCCAACCCGCTCGGATTGTTCCGGATGTCCCACATCAACTGCTCATACACAGCGTGCTTCGGATTGAACCGAACGTCGCCAAAATGTCCCTGCCCCTCGCGATACTTCGCCGTTACCACCGAACCAATCTGGTCCTCGTAACGACGTGCATCCGTGGCCTGTGCCGGATGATTCAAAAACACCCGGGCACCAGTCAACCGGTCTGAACCAGTCGATCGGACGCCATGAGTGTCGTAAGTGCGGCCATTCCTCGACTCCAAACCCAGCAACTTCATGCCCCGAACCATCGTGCCGCCGCCGTCTTCCAACTCCTCCACAACGGAATCTTCCGTCATCAAGAAGTCGAACTGCTCGACAACATGCTCAGAATCCTGCTGCTGCTTGCGCCGACTCATTTGCCGCCACCCTTCTTGCCACCACCACAATTGCACTTCTGAATTCTCATGACTTTCGCCTCCTCACTCAGTTTCTAACAATTCACGCCCAAAAACACCAAAGCCCAATTCTCAACCCTGATTATCCGCCGGCGAAGTCCGACCCGGATCGCCACTCAAAACGCCCGGTTCACGCATCTGATCACCCCGATTGTCCGGATTCGGACCCGGTGTGCCACATGTTCCCGGATTCTCAGTCAACGGCGGCTCAATCTCGCTCTGCTCACTGCGACGCTGGGCCTGCTCCTCCTCATACGCCCAGCCCATCCTCGTGTTCAATGTCTTACCACTGATCCTGCCAGAACCCCACGCGTCCCGGTGGATCTCCCACTCCTCCATCCTGTTCCGAGTCTGAACAATCGGACCGTCTGCAATCAAACGAACCCGATCCACATCCTCCACCGTGAAACCAATCCCCTCCAAATTTACCGCCGCAACACGCAATACCTGGTCCAAAATCAACAAGTCCTCAGACGACATCTGATTCTGCCAATACCCAACCGCCTTATGAAATGGACCCTCGCTCACCAAAGTGCTCGCGAAATTCCCCTGACTCACGTTCATCGTCAGCATGAACTCCGGCAAACTCAGACCCGCCGCACAAGACCGAAGCAACGAATCCAAAAACATGATCATGTTCTCGTTGCTCGCACCAGTCTCCGGAAACTCATAGTCCACCGTGCTCGGCTTCGTCACCACCGCAACCTGCGGCTGGTCGAACGTCTCGCCGTCCTGACCAACCTTCCCGCCACCGCCCGAATTCAACATGCTCCTCACAGCGTCGCCGTCCATGTTGCTCCGGATCGTCCGAATCGCACCGAACGTGCTCTGAAACGTGCTCACACGCATCAAATTCGACAGCAACGTCTTCGCATACTTCAACTCCTCACGAACCTCCCAGTAAAACGTCAACCCCCGGGGACTCCGGCTCGTCACGTTCCGCCGGCGTCCCAGTAACACCGCCCGTAACTCCCCCGTAACACTCCACTCGTTACTGTCCGATCGCAACAACTCAAAGTCCACCAAGCCCGACGCATCACGCGGAGCAGTCTGAAGCTCCCGGATCCACTGACCACTGCCGTCGTCACCACCATCCACGAAATAACCAACTCGCCTGTTCAATATGTTGTTCTGCCACCGAACACCCAACTCGTCACGGTACGGCAAACTCCGCTCCTCAGCGTCCTGATACCTGCTGTTCGGATCCAACGCCAAATCAGTCGCCTCAACGAACGACAACTCGACCTCACCGCCCTCCGGGAAATACAGCACGTCGAAACACTCGCCCTCCTCAACCAGTCGCTCCGAAACCTCACCCTGACGCAATCCCCAGCCGTTCCGCTGCATCCAGTCCGCCAAATACTCCTGCATCGCACGAATCGGACCCGACAACGCCTCACGCGCTGTGTCGTCACCCTGATCCGATTCAGCACGCGGCTTCACCGCATACGTGTGACCAGTGTGACACGTGTAAAACTTCTTGTTCTCCCGAGCATTCTTACCCCACGGCGTCTTAGCACACTCACGACCTATCGCAATACGCTCACGGATCTCCTCGATCGTCGTGTTCTCGTCAAACAACTCGCCGCTGCCCGGAATGTCCAAATCACCAATCCGACCCTCCCCACAACTGGAACGCAACTCCTCCAACATCGCCGATGCCACGACAGCCATCTTGCCCTCCATCAAGGCTATCGCTCTGGCCGCTTCCATCATGTCTCTGTCTGACATCGCCCGTCACTCCCGGAAATCACACCGTAAAACACACAAGCACAACAAAATAACCCCACTGACCGCAAACCGACAATCTCAAAACAAACGCCGCTGCAGCATCACCCAGGCCATTCAGATTCCAGCGGATTCATTTCCGCACCGCAGTTCTTGCAATAGATCGTACCTTCCGGCATTGGGCGGTCGCACCTCGGGCAGATTCCCATCACGATCATTGCCTCTCGCTGTGTTCGATCTGGGACCCAACCAGCTTCAGTCCTACGATACACTAGCCACTCGACGTAACCGTCACAAATCTTGTTTCCGTCCGGCGCACCGTGCCCGAACTTTTGACAATTGCAGTTGTCCTCGAAGCAGCACCGCACCATTTCCCCATCTCGTGGACCACCGATCAATGGCAATTTCATAACCCCTCCGCACTCAAAACAAACGCCGCTGCAGCAACACATCGACCGCAATGTCGTCCAAAATGTCGTCCGTCTGAGGGGGCTTTGCCCTGTTCGGACTGTCCATCGCATCAATCCCCAGTAATAAAAGAACAATAAGCAAAGCCATCAAAGCAACCGGGCTAATGTCGCCCTCTCCTGTCGCTGGGTATTCGTAACTTATTTCCGTTTTAGCAGGTCTTGATACTGGTGCCGCACCAATGCTCTTGCGGATTACTGGCCCGTCTCTGTCCACTGGTGCTCGCCTGTCATCCAACAAAGATGTACCGTCACAAGTGCCGCCAACTCTCGCCTGCTCTCTGCCCGATGGTAACTCACTCATCTCACACGCCCTTCCGCTCACTGTCCAAAAACTGCTCCAAATATATCGGCATCTGCTGACACATCGCTAACGCGTCAGGACCGTCGTCGTGCTTACCCTTACCTCCACGACCGTCAAACTGACGCAACTGACTCAACAACAACCCCGTACCCGGATTGTTCAAAAAACGAAACCGACGACCACGAATCGGACCGTCCAAACGCCTGATACGCATCTCCTTCTTCAACATGTCCTTCACGCCAATCAATCGACCGCCACGCTGAAAATACTGACTCAACGCATACTCCGGATGATCCGCCGCATATCGGTATATCAAATCCTTCATCACCTCCTGAAATGCAACCGACTCAATCCCAATCAAGTCACGCTGCGTAATCCGATGAATGTCCCTCTGACAAAACTCAAATAATGACTCCACAATCTCACCCGGTGGACGACGAGCCAAATCCGCACTCACATACTTCAAGTCCCCGTACTGCATCAAACAACAAATTGCACTGTAGTCCCCCTCCTTCTCACTCTTACCCTTGCTCGGATCCACTGCAAACATCCGAATACTCTCGTCCTCATGACGTGGCCTCGGCCACTCGTCCCACTCAATTAACAAATCACGAAAATATGACCGATCCCACTCCGTACCACTCACACTGCTCTCAAACCAACAACCCCCCAAATACCTCTCTCGCTCCGAATCCGATAACTGCATCAAACGGTCGCCGTAACTCGGGTCGCTCTTCATCAAAAACGTGTTGTCGCTCAACTTACTCGGAATAAAAGCAAAACTGTTCGTCAACCGCTTCCCGTCGTCACCATACTGCTCACTCTCAAACCACTCGAACTCATTCCCAACACGACGGAAATGACGAATCACTCCGCTCTTCGATGGATCCGGATAACCGTTCTCGTCCAAATACCAATGAACCATCCCAAATAACCAACTGTCCCTGTCAGGGTTCGTACTCATCCGTAACGTCGGCTTCACACCACACGCCGACCTGCACCGACCCCACAAAAACAACACGTCCTCCGGCTTGAATAAATTGGCCTCGTCGATCACCAAACTGTCAAACTGCGCGCCAACATACTCGTTCCGCTTCTTCGGACTGTTCAAAATGTTCAAACTGATCTTCGCCCCACTCGGAAATCGATGCTCATTGCTCGTGTGATTAAACACCGCTCCAAATGGCTCATAAATACTCTTGCTCACGTCCCGCAATCCGCCCGGCTGGTCCAACTGCGGAAACGTCTCACGGAATATCGCACCACGATAACGACTCTTCGCGTGCGGACCCTGAACGTGACGCAACATGTCCAACATCAACGCGTAACTCTTACCACCACCAGCAGCTCCGCCAAATAAAACCCACTCCGCAGGACATCGCAATAACTCCATCTGCTTCGCACTGACTTCCATCGCAACACCTCTACCCTTTCTCGTTGTATCGTAGCAAAAAGGTCGCAATTTTTGTTTTGATTTTTTTTCGACATGGGGGAGGGGGTTAAGTAGCGGCGTTCCGCTGGTAGGTTTCCGGGTCGGTTCGACGCCGTGGAGCAGGTGCCACCTGAGTGAAGCGACGCCGTGGAGCAGGTGCCACCTGAGTGAAGCGACGCCGTGGAGCAGGTGCCACCTGAGTGAAG